CCAATTTGTTATAAAGATAAATTGCTATTCGCACCTGTAGATCCAAGTAACGCTTTTCTAAAATCGGTTCTCCGTTTTCGTCTACAGGAAAATCTTGAAAAGGATATCGGCGAGAGAGGATGGTATACTTCGCACTCTCTAAGAGATCCAACAAAAGCTGATCTTGACTATTATCCTTAATTTCCAATTGAACTTTTAAACGATCAATTTGTGCCATCCTCCACCCCTCCATTATCCAACAATGGTGACTTTGAAGGTATCGTTACCTTCCCCTTGTTACGACTTTTTCTTCCTCTTATAGTGGCCGGAGGCTTATAACCACTCTCGGATGTTATCCCGAACATAGCTATAACTTCTTTAATAGAGGCCCTATAGTAGTTTTTGGGAAACGCTTCAACACCTTCATCTTCTTCTGTGACAGTAACAGCATTATCCGCACTTATGGAGATTTTAACCAAAGGGTACTTTCCATCGTCGTTTTTGGTTTCTTTGTAAATCTTGTCTCCAACCACTATAAAAAACATATAACCAACTCCTTTTCGGCCCTGTATTATTTCAAACGATTAACCATTCGAAATAATACGAGCAATGGCAATATTTTTCGGAAGCCCGGCAATTTTCCAATTGGCTCCATCGCCGAGTTGAATATTCGTCGGAGACTTGGTGTAACCATGATTCGGAGGTACAAATGTGAATCCATTCGGATGGAAGGTTTCCCGAATCCGTGTAACCAAGTAATTAAAACCACCGTCGGTTAATTGATCCCGTCCTATTTCCACAGGGGTGTCTACGGGAGCGGGAGCATATTGGATAGCCCCGAGGCCAAATAGGTATGTGGTATATTCAACAGCGTTAGTAGTCTCGTTCGAAACCACGGGTACACCATCGTCCACAACGACAGTCATTCCGTTCCAGCTTGCCAGACGTAACCGGCGCTCAATACCTTGAGAGTCGGTGTATTTCCAGTATTCCAAAAGCTGCTTGTTCGCCAAGCTTGTTGCAATTTTAGAGTGCATAACAACCAAAGAGAACATATTAGCAGCATCACCGACTGCTTTTTGGATAGCGTCATTTGCCGTGGTTTCTCCGACTTTGTTGCTATCCCCAACACTACCGGCTGTGGTGAGAGCAATCCGTGTGGTGTGTAGTTGCCATTCATCCCAAGCGTCACTATTATCGTCTGCAATGTCAAAAATACCCTTCATAATTTGAATGAGGATTTTTTGCCGTTCTTTTTGCCAATATTTCGCAACTTGAGAAGTAATCTGTTTCATCGGATCTGCGCCACTATTGAAATCACGAATGAAATCCCTGTCTTTCCAGGAATTCGCACGTCCGTAAACAACACCGGTTTGCGATTTACCGGAAACTTCGTTGATCTCAATATCAGTGTCACCATCATAGTTTACCGGATCGCCGCCAATGAGAGCATAGAAAGGAATGGTGTAAATATCAGAACCATTCGCAATCAGTTTCCGAATTTCTTCATTGTTCTGTACGGCCCCGCTTTCCAGCATTGCAGTAAGCGTAGGGTCTTTTTCATTTTGCCATAAATACAGAAACAACTCCGGATCATATGGGAAATTCAGATAATTGGCCATATTTCAACAACTCCTTTACAACTCAATATTCAAGATTTCTTTCCAGTTTGGGTTCTTTTGAATGAACTCCAATTGTTCTTTAGATGACATTTTATCGAACTGCTCTTTCGTAATCAGTCCTCCGGGGTCTCCGGCGGGAGGCTTCGGTGTATCCTTGAGCAGTTCAGCTTTTACTGCTTGCTCCACGGCTTTCTTTTGAGCGTTAATCACATCAATTATTGTTCTTGCTCTTGCTGCTGTCACTTCTTCGTTTTCTGTTACAATAACTTCGAGTAAAGAAGTATACTCTTTTTCTTTCAGTCCCGATTCAACAAAAATTTCTTTCGCCTTCAGTTTTGCAAGCTCTTTGGCATACTGCTTTTTCATTTCTTCAGTTCTTTGTTTTTCAAGATTTAAAAGCTCTTCAGCACTCATGTTTTGTTCTTGCAGTTCTTTAAGCTTTTTCTTAACTGAAGCGAGTTCAGAAGCGGTTTTGTCAAAAACTTCCTTACTCACAGATTTCGGTAATGCTTCGGGATCAACAAAATTTTTGGAAGCTAAAGCTGTATTAATTTCATCAAGTGTCATACCCTCTTTATAAGCATCACCGAGCAAATCTTTTAAACTAGCCATTATTCTCAACCTCCTGCGTTTTTAGGTGTTCTCTCACCATAATTTTGCGCCTTTTATTGTTGCTTCTCCCCAACAAACCTCATCAACTACACTGTTTATTAAACCGGTTCTCTCCAGCTTGCGTTTTTTAACGTGCTTCTCTGCACAATATAACTAAAAGAGCACCAATCAACCGATTTTCGATTAACTGGCGCTCTTTTGGCGCTCTCCATCACTATTGATATTATTAATTGTTCCGCAGCGAGGACATTTAATCTCAGCTTCCCCTTTAATTTTACCAAGAAGTTTATTACATTTCAAGCACCTAACCTCCCTCAAAGAGCATCACCTTCCTTTGGATCTGGTTTATTATTCCCTGGTGTCATTGAAGGCTCTGCCTGTTTCCACTTATTAAAATATTCTTCAGAATCCTGATACACTTGCTCTGGATCGCTGAACAAACCACAAACAGTAACCGCAATCTTTGGATGAACACCGGCTTCAAGCATATTTTGTAACCCTTGCGTCTTAACCAAGAGATTATCAGTTTTGTTTCGAGTAAACTTAATATCAATGTCTGTCAAATTTATATCCAGTCCTTTTTGGAGTTTGAGTATCCGCAACACCAGGCGGAGAAACTGTTTTTCAGAACTCTTAAAAATAAGCTCTGTTTGTTTCCCCCTGGCCTCCGCCGCTGTCCAACCGTCACGGTAGTAAACTGCTGCGCCAGTATCACTTGTCGATCTTGTGTTGTGATGTCTGTCCGGCATACCACAAATAATTAAAATGGTTCTGTAAAGATCGTCTTTGGTTATCTGTGTTTGAGTCTGGTCTAATTCTTGAGAAACCATATCAACATCTGCCGGCAAACCCTGTTGCCCTTTAACTTTCAACGCCCCAAGCTCTTTTAAAGCCTCAAAGGTCGCTTCATCAATATCACAGTTAATAAATTTCATGAAAGATTGGATAAATTGCTCAATACCGTCCATACGATTTGAAACCAGGTTGTTTATACTATCGAGTAAGGGGAGCACCACTTCAAAAGAACCAATCCTCGAACTGTTCGCAGGATACTCAATTATGGGGATATATCCCAAAGCATGAGCTTTCTCATTTACAATTACGTCTTTCTTAACCTCAAAATACTTTGTCGGAGTGTAAATTACATAAAGAATGTCGTCTTCAGGAGTTTTAACACAGGTTACTCCCATTATAGGTTTTTTCCCAAAACCGTTATTATAAACCACAAAAGTATTTCGCGGGTCGAGAGTATCTATCTCAAAAGGAACATCGCTACCTTTTTCGGTTGGTAAAACCATACGATACGACGTTCCGGCAATATTAAACCACTCCGCTAACTCTTGATCTTTTAACGCCTTATCAGCTAAAAGCATATAATCGTTAAGATCTGGAATTTTATTTTCCCCGACGGTTTCACCCCTCCTTACATATTGGACAGGCTCACCAAAAACATAAGTTTTCTTAAACTCCACGATCTCTTGAGCATGGTTTTCCACAATCCTGTTGTTAATCTCCGGACGAATTTTCTTCGTCCTTCTTAAAATCGGCTGATTACCACGGTAATAATTATATAAATAATCGATCTCACCACTATTATTCCAATGAGTTGGAAGAACCTCTTTTAATACTTTAACAACATTATCTCTTGTGATCTCTTTCTCCGGGGAATATATAACCTCTCTGCCGAAAAAGGTTTTACTCACTCCACTCATCGTAATCACCCAAATCTATAATCGGTATTTTGTAACGTATACAGTAATTTTTCTCAATCATACAACCCTTACTCATGCTTTTCTTTCCAAAAGTCCACATTTCATCACACATATTTAATAATGTCAAACAATACTCCATCCCTTTTTCATAACTAACATCACGATAGAAAAAACCTGTAGCATGAATAGGTGAAAGGAAACATATATCAGGATATACTCTTATCAATTCTTT